CAAAGAAGAGATGATAAGATATTTGACGAGACTGCTGTGGTGGGTGTACAAGAATTCGCTTCTCGTTTGCAGTCTGGTATTGTTCCCAATTTTGCTAGGTGGGCTGACCTTATTGCTGGTTCTGAAATACCTAAAGGAGAGCGTGACGCGATTAACAACGACCTCGATGAAGTAACAGAATACGTATTTGAAATAATACAGAACTCTAATTTCTCTCAGGAAGTACATGAATCCTTTATGGATTTAGCGGTAGGCACTGGCGTACTTGTTGTTGAGGAAGGTGATTCTTTAAACCCAGTAGTGTTCTCTGCCGTTCCTCTGCCTCATGTTGTGCTTGATACTGGCCCAGATGATAAAATTGACCATGTATTTAGAGAGAGAAAGAAGATTAGGTACGACCAAATACCTCTATTATACCCTAATTCTCCTATGCCAGCAAAAATTACTAACATGATTGCTAACTCTGGAGACCAAACAACTACTATATTAGAGTTAGTTTGTAGAGATTATACTACTAAGAACGAAGAAGCGTACCTACATTACGCTATATGTATGACTACAAAGTCTATTGTTTACTATGAAAAGATGTCAGGTGTAGGTTCTAATCCCTTTATTTGTTTTAGATGGAGTAAATGTGCAGGGGAAGTATACGGTCGTGGCCCACTAATGAACGCCCTTAGTGCAATTAAGACTACTAACCTTACCATCGAGCTTATTTTAGAGAACGCACAGATGTCTATATCTGGAATTTACCAGATGGAAGATGATGGTGTAGTTAACGTAGATACTATCCAGCTAGTCCCAGGCTCTATCATACCGAAGGGCATAGGCTCTGCTGGTTTACAGCCAATACAAGCGGCAGGGAACTTTGATGTTGCTCAACTTGTTCTCAGTGACATGCGTTTAAATATTAAACGTGCATTATACAACGACATGTTAGGCAATCCTGACAGAACACCAGCTTCAGCAACCGAAGTTGCAGAGAGAATGGCTGACTTATCGCGTAGAATGGGGTCTGCATTTGGTAGATTGCAGGCAGAATTAGTACAACCTGTGCTACAAAGGCTAATATATATCCTTAAAAAACAGGGTAGAATAGAAATTCCTGTAGTAAATGGTAGAGAAGTTAAGGTAAAATCTGTATCTCCACTAGCACAAGCCCAAGCAAACCAAGATATTAGTTCTGTATCTAGGTTCTTAGAGCTGGTTGGTGGTGTGTTTGGCCCAGAGATGTTAAATGTTTTAATTGATAGCGAAGAGACAGCAGTACATTTAGCTAAGAAGTTTGGAGTTCCTGATAAATTAATAAGGGATGAAGACCAGCGTAAACAAATTGCAGAGGCTGCGGCACAGATGGCACAAATGCAACAGATGCAAGGCCAGCCTCAAGGTCAACCAGAAGAACAGGAGCAAATGATTGCCCAGTAAAGTTAATATTGGAGTCGATGGTTTTCAAAGAGATACCAATACAGATACACAGATAAGTAAAAATATAGCTTCCTTGCTAGAGTCTCCCACTGGCAAGGAAGTGTTAAAGTATTTACGCTCTATAACAATAGAGATGGTAAATGGCCCGAATGTTACAACAGAGGAATTGCGTCATTTGGAAGGTCAGAGATATATAGTTGGTCTTCTTGAAAGGCGCGTACAACATGCACATAGGAAAAAATCATGAATGAAACATTATTAGATACATCAACTGAGGAAGTTGCAGATACAGTAGAGGCTGTTGAAACAGTAGAAACACCTGACCGTCCAGAATGGCTACCAGAAAAATACAATACTGGTGAGGACTTAGCTAAAGCATATAAAGAGTTAGAGTCTAAGCTAGGTTCTAAGGATGAGAGCCTTAGAAAAGAAATAGAAGAAGAGTTTAACAAGACTAAGTATGAGAATCGTCCAGAAAACAAAGGTGATTACACATTACCTGATGGAATAGACGAAGGTGAAGCTATTGAAAGTGAGTTGTTACAGTGGTGGTCTGAACATTCATTTGATAATGGCTACGGTCAGGATGTATTTTCAGCTGGTATTGAGAAATATATGAACGCTGTTAACGAAGGTTCAGTTAATCTTGATGACGAAATGATTAAACTAGGAGACCAAGCATTAGACAGAACTAATGCAGCTAGTGCATTTGCTAATAAGTTTTTTCCTCAAGAGCTTATGCCAGCAATAGAACGTATGGCAGAGACCCATGAAGGGATTGTTGCCCTAGAACATATTATGGAAAACATGAAGGGGCCGTCATTAAACTCTAGTTCAGATGGAGTTGATAAAGTTAACGAGTCTGATTTAAGAAATATGATGCTTGACCATAGATACCATAACACAAAAGAACGTGACCCTGCTTACGTTAAGACTATAGACGATGGCTTTAAGAAACTTTATGGCTGATTACATTATGAAGCAGGGGCTGCTAACTCTAGTTCCTGCCCATATGAAGCATGTTATTCCCCTATCAGAAACGCTTAGTGAAGAAAACAGGTTTGAATTATCTTTGTTTAACAGAGAACCTTTAGATTTTTTTATGGAATTTGTTAGAAAAAAGAATGTTTATGTAATTGAGAAAGCAGATAAGCCATTAGGTATTGTAGGCGTAGAGCCTGACGGCTATCAAACTGGGCTAATGTGGGCAATGTTTGCAGAAGATATGCAGAAAAGTTGGTTTAGTTTTTTAAAAGCATCTCCAACTCTAGTAGAATTTTTGCATGGAAACTATTACAGGCTTAATATGAACATCTTGGAGAGCAATGAGCGCATAATACAGTGGGCAATTTGGCTAGGATTCGAGATTGATATTGTAATTGATGGAGAAAATATTAATTATGTTCATTTTGTGCGTTGCAATTTGTCTAAAAAAAATGTTTATAATTTAGAATCACGGCCTGTGATGCATTGAGTAGCCCTTTTTGGATACCTACGGTGACTATGTGAAGCAGACACCCACGATATAAATAATTGTGCAACTTAATGAAAGGTAGCTGTAATGGCAAACTCAATAGACACAGCCTTCATCAAGCAGTTCGAGTCCGATGTGCATCTTGCATATCAACGTATGGGTTCTAAACTGCGTAACACTGTTAGAACTACCAATGTTAGTGGTAGTGTAGCACGTTTCCAGAAAATGGCGGCTGGTGAAGCATCGACTAAATCTCGTAACGGCATGGTAACACCAATGGATTTGGTGCATACAACCGTTGAAGCAACAATGGCTGACTACTATGCCTCTGAATATATTGATAAACTCGACGAGTTAAAAATCAATATTAATGAGCGTCAAGCAGTAGCTCAATCTGCAGCTGCGGCCCTTGGTCGTAAGACAGATGCTCTAATTGTTGCGGCTCTAGATGCTGGCGCAAGCTCTACTCAAATACATGATACAAGTTCTGCTGTTGAAGTAGCTGACTTACTATCATTGTTTGAAACAATGGGTGCGGCAGAAGTTCCAGAAGACAACCAAAGATACCTTGCTATGCATCCTAAAGGATTTGCAGACCTGTTCTTAATTACAGCGTTTGCATCATCTGACTTTGTTGGTGAGCAAAATCTTCCGTTTGCTGGTGGAATGACAATGAAGAATTTCTTAGGATTTAATATCTTCTCAACAGCGGCAATAGCTGGTGGTAAAAGTATGGCATACCATACTAGTGCTATTGGTCTTGGTATCAATGCTGATGTTGCTACAGAGGTAAATTATATTCCTGAAAAAGCTTCTCATCTTACCACTTCAATGATGTCCATGGGTGCTGTCGCAATAGACGACAATGGTATCTATGAGCTTCTAGACAATAACTAATAAAGAAAGGACTTTATAATGGCTTATGCAGCAGCAGGATTACACCTGATTGGCGGTGGAAGTGGTTGTCGTATGTGGGCTTATAGAACCGCAGACGCAATTGCAGCCGTAAACTCAGCTGGTTATTTTAATAACGCACACAACATGTTAAATGTTCGGGACATAATTTGTGTCCAAGACACTAACGTGCCTCTCACAGCTTGGGTAAATGTGCTAACTATTACAAGCGCTGGTGTCGTCGATGTCTCAGATGGGACTGTCGTCGTAGAAACAGATTCTGATTAATAACTAAAAGGATGGGGGGTGTAAAAGCCCCCCAACTAATTATATGGCAACACCAGCAAATTCATCGATAGATGTATGTTCAAGGGCTTTAATCCTAATCGGTGCAGAGCCTATAACTTCATTTGAAGACTCTACTAATGAGGCACTTGTTGCTTCTAATATGTATGAGGACATAGCAAGGGCGGCATTAACTAATTGTCGATGGCGTTTTGCAACAGAGCAAGCAGTATTAGGTTTATTATCCGATGCTCCAACAGGACGCTTTGATGCAGCATATCAATTACCATCTAATTTAATAATGTTACATTCAGTTACTGTTAATGACATTCCAATAATATATCAAACATATGGGGATAAAGTATTCTGTGACTCAAGTAGCACTGAGACTTTAATTGCTGATTATACATTTAGAGCAACAGAAGTAGACTGGCCTTCTTATTTTACAATAGCTGTAGAGTATACTTTAGCTAGTATGTTTGCAGTATCTATTGCTAGAGATGTGCAAATGGCAGGAATGATGGAAGACAAAGCCGCAGTGTCTATGGCAAAAGCTAGAGCTAGTGATGCTCAACAGCAAACAAATAGGAAATTTAATACCAATAGGTATATTAGTCAAAGGCGTAGCTAATGCGAAAGGTTCGAGTACCTGTTAACAATTTCCAATTTGGGGAAATTAGTCCATCGGCTATATCAAGAACTGATTCTTCAGTATATGCAGCTTCGGCTCAACGTGTAGAAAACTTTCTTCTTAGAAGTGAGGGCGGTGTAATTAAACGTGCTGGCACTGAAAAGATATACGAGTACGATATTACTGTAGAGCAGACATCATTTACAATTACAGTAGCTGATTATGCAAACATTGCAGTTGGTAGTCAAATAAAGTTTTTTACACATGACGGAACATTAATTACTTTAGAATCTCAAGCTGTTGGTGCTGGTACTCCTTCTGCTGCATCTAATAACATTCATTATTACAAACCTAATACATCTAATAATGTAACGGCAGACCTTATTTTTGCGGCTGTTAATGCTATATCAGGATTTACAGTAGCTAATCCAGCTGCGGCAGTAGTTACTGTTAAACGAGATAGGCCACAATCAGCAGATTATTTAACAGTAACAACATCAGACAGTACACGATTAGCTGTAATAGATTTCACTGGAGGAGCTGATATACAAAGTAGGTTAGTTCCATTTATATTCTCAGATGATTTCCAATATATTGTATCTATAGAAAATGCTAAGTTGAGAGTGTTTAGGGTAGTTCAATCAACAGGTGTAACTAGTTTAGCAGCTACATTAACGGCTGATGCATCTAGTAATGC